TGGGTTTATTCCGGCACCAGATTGAAGGCCTTGTATTCTAATTGGGTTATTAGAAGCAGACAGATCAAAACTACCGGTAAAAACATGTGTATCATCGATGGAATTACCAAACTTAGTTGATCCATCTGCAGAAATGTTTGTGACGGTTTTATTGACGACATCGACATTATATTGGTTAGCATTAATGGCACCAGAAACATTAAGAGTTCCCGTTAAATTGAGAACTCCACTGTTGCTATCAAAAGTAAAATCAGCAGAACCACCCAGTTGTTCGTTCCCGCTATTAAACTGAACAGATTTAACTGGAGGTGCTGAGCTGGTTAATAAACCGCTTTTAACAAATGCCCAACCGAAATCACTCATTACTCATCAATCCCCGAACCAGTTAGTGCATACATTCTAGCTGTTGGAATGTTTGTAAGTTCTGCTAAAATCTCAACCGTCACTTGGGCACCTATACCAGAAATGTAAATCTCTTTACCTTTCATCGGAAAAGAGTAGGGTTGATTATATCCTTGTATTTCTTTAAAATGATTGTTGTTGATTATGTTAGCTCCACTAGTTGATCCGGTGCTGAGAGTGTGAACTCTAATTTTACCAGTAGATTGAGTTCCCCAAGGACCAGCTATAAAGTTGTTATTTCCAGTTCCGAACAAGTGTGCTGGCTCATTTGTTCCGGCAAGATCTTTAATCTCCTGATTAGTATCAACCCCATCCGATGCATGATCGGCTGTATGCCAAGTTAAAATACTAGCAGACAAAGAGTGGTGGTTTGGATTAAAGTATTCCCCAGAGTTGTGAAGTTCGGCGACTTGCGCAGCATCCATCCCAGAAGAGAAAACTATTAATTCATCAATTCCTCCTCCAACTGGAGCTGAGTTTCCAGGGAATTGAAAATCATCAAAATTCGGATGAAGAGATGCCGTGTCTTGAACAACTATATCATCAAAATAACAAAAAGTGCTTCCTGTTTTTTGAGTCAATGTAACTCTAAACCACTCTGTTTGTCCGTTTGGTGGAGTAGTAGATGCTGCAACATTCGCAGAATCAAACTGATATTTTGTACCTGATGGCGTTTTCATTCTAAAATTAGCCACAGAGCTATTAGCCTTGTTTAAGGTCAATACTCTCTTATTGTTGGACCAAGTATCCACCTCTTTATACCAAAAGGATAGTGTAAAGTCTTTTCCCGAACCACCTAGATCATATACGCCAGGGTTTGGACCAGGATCAGAAGTCATGAACCTTCCTTGTCCAGCCGTAGTTTGAATAGCGTTGTTTGGAGGCGTTGGAACCCTAATAGTTATATTTTTTGTAACATAGGGAAACTCAACTTTTACTTCATCCCCTACATTAATTACTTTTTTTATAATAAATGGTTGACCAGATACCCTGTAGGATCCGACGTTCTGAAGGCCTGCTGTATAGATGTTTGATGACATGTTTTAAACTCCTTGTTATTCACTGATGCCGGAGCCTGTCAGAGCATACATCCTCTCCTTTGGAATCTCAGTCAAACTAGCATACATCTTCCAATGAACATCTCCACTAACTGCTGATAAATATACTTCACTACATTTGGCATCGAAAGTTACTGTTTCATCTTTCGCAAGTTCAATATAGTTCCCTGCTGCCGGGTGATCAGTCATTGAAGCTGTTGGTACGAAAGTTAATCGTAACTTGGTGCTTCCGCCGGCTGCGTAGTTCCAAAGACTGATAGATTTAGTCACTCTTGGAAACTCTATCTTTGTTTCCAAACCAGTGCCGATGATATTTTCATTACTCTCAATAAATGAACCAGTCACATATGGTCTTCCGGAAACTAAATAGCTTCCCACATTCTGCAAGCCGGTAGTATATTTAAAATCACTCATTAGCTTATTCCACCTACGCCATCTAGGGAATACATTCGTTGGACTGGTATGTTTGTTAATTCAGCATAGATTGAACAATCGACTGCGTTTGTAGTTGCTGGTGCTAAAAATACTTCCTTACACTTTACATTTAATTCCACTGAAGCTCCCGCTTTTAGATATAACCAGTTTCCAGAGCCAGATGCAGAGTTTGTGTAGCCAAAACCAGCTGCCTCAGACTGCAAAAATGGAGCAAAACTAATAACCATGTGATGACTTGCATCTTCGTTAGTAATTTTAACTTTCTTTGTGACGTAAGGAAAGACAAAGTGTCCATTAACATTTGACCCCAAAGTCGCAGTTGTTGTCGAACCACTCATATATGGCTGTCCAGCCACTTGATATGAACCGGCGTTTCTTAAACCAACTGTGTAAATGTTTGAGGGCATATTTGGACTCCTACTGATTAAATAGTATTTTTAATTAATTATTGCTTTTAAGTCTTTTTGCGAAGCTCTTTTTTGTGTCTAGCAATTGCTCTTTTCTTAGCAAGTCTCTTTTTGACTGATGGTTTTGTATGATGCCTTCGGTCTTTAACTTCATCAATAATGCCAAGTTTTTTGCACTTCTTGATAAATCTTTTAATAAAACGTTCTGGACTCTCGTTCTTACGAGGCTTTGCTTTGTAATTTGTAGCCATTATTTACCTGCCAATTTTTTCCAAAGACTTGGGTTTACGCCTAGGGCTGCTAGGTTTACTCCCGGATCGTTTGGGGCAATACCATCAAGTGCTTTTGATCCGTGAGGAGAGCTGGCGCTTGATCTTCTCTCATTTAAAGGCTGAGTGCCTGCGAATAGGTCAACACCGTTATAGGCATCACTTCCAATCGCATCAAGCATCCTCTTTCGTTGCTCTTGAAGCTTTCTTTGTCTTGCTTCGTGATCAACTTGCGGTGCTTGATAAGTTGGTTGTTGAGATTCAACGATTTGCTGAGTCCCTGTTCCTCGTACAACCTCAGATATAATACCAGAAAGGATGCCCTCTTCAAAGATGACCTCTTTAATACATTCTTTAATCAAAGGTCGTAAAGTTTTTTTTAATGTTTCTTTGTTCATATTGCCTCTTTATTTGAGTTTACTAAAAGCATTGTAGTTTTCTTTTAAAATCTTCTTAAATAGTCCGTCTATATTACTTTCTCTCTGTTCTTTTAGTCTTGTGGAGAAAGAAACCTTTGATGGACTCTCGCGCTCTGGATAAACATAGGCGTCTGGTGTTGATGGCTCCGATACAATATCAAAGCAAATAAGTTGAAAGTCGTCTTCAACGATTGTCTCGCCCATCATAGATTCTTTAACTGAACCGAGACCTCGGGATGAGATTCCTAGCTTCACACCAGCATTCATGAGATCTTTTAAAATTCTTCCGCTCGGAGTATCAAGGACTTTGATTTTGCCCATAACATCCTTTCCTTCCCACCAACACTCAGTGATCATGTGGGAAACATTTTTGAGATTGATAACAGAGTCATCTGGGTGATCTAACTCGCCTGTTGCTCTGTTGTCCTTGACTATGAGAATGTAGTTGTCCATTTCACGCTTAAGTACCTCAAAGGGGTACTTGCGACCATTACCGTTTTTCTTATCGGCGGTTTGAATACGACCGGTAAGATACATTGCGCCTTCATTAACGATCTCGTGCTTTTCTCTTTCAGTCAAAAGATCTTGACACATTCCGTCAGGACACAGGGCATGGTATTCTCTTAGTAATTGTTTAGACATCTCTCTTCCTCAATAAAAAAATAGCGGGCGCCACCCGCTTGGGTCAGGATCCGCTGCAGCAACGGCGGACTGGCTGTAACATCCACTTTTTAATCATCAACATACTCACCTCCTGATCTTGATGATAGTCTTAAGCCGAAATCATCGACTAAGACCGAAATTAAATACGATGTTCCAGCCGACAAGCAGCCAAGAACAAAACCATTCACAAACGAACAGTCATAGCTAAATAGTTCCGTATACGGAGAAAGGAGCATTAAAACGACACCTACCCAGAAACCCATACACAGAGGGCAGTTCCAAAGGGTGTTCCACTTCTTCGAGTAATCTTTTTCTGGTCTAATGTCTTCAAAGATTTTTCCGTGAACAATGATGAAAGTCATACCATAGGCGGTTAGGATGAAGTGTAATAAATCCAAGAATACCTCTGTCTGTTTTGTAAATAATTTTCGTCGGAGTGATTAGCATACGCTTCTGCTTCAAAAGGAATGTTGTAATAAGCAGTGTCACCTTCTTGACCTTTAACAAGTAAGTTCCAAGCCCACCAGCCAAGATAAAGGATTGGGAATCCAATGAAGGCTAGTTCAATGTATTGCTGATAGTGAATTGTTTCGTGTCTCTTTGTTGCCTCGGACATTTCGTTGCGAGATATCACAATTGGACCAAGGGTGATCGCACCGATATCAATCGGGGCAATGTAAGATAGCCAAACAGGGATCTTGCTGTTTTCAATAAACAATGGTTTCCAGTTTTTCACGCTACTCATCCGCTTGGTCGTATCTGTCGCCAAAGTTGTCCGAGGATCGATCTCTTATCATTCCAAGAAATTCTGTGGCAATCTCACCATGGTCTCCGGGCTCATTCAAGTTGGGATCGTATGACTCATCATATTCATCCATCAACTTCACCAGTTGTTCATGATTATTTTTTAATTCGTCGTACACCCCTTTAATCTCTGTCAAATCTTTCATCACAAAACTGTGGTTTGTGGCGGTGTTTCGCCCTTCATAGTCTCTGGTACAATCATCCTCTGGATCAGGTGTTCGTCCACTGTAATCAAATGTATCATTTCCACCAATTGATGTTGCCCCCTCTTCAGGCTGAGGGTGTATGTAGTCCAAATCAACATCGCTTATAGGAATTTCTTCTGTTTTTCTTTTTTGATATTTCGCATCGTTTGCTTCAATGCTTGCCCATATACCACGAGCAGTAGTTTTAGTTCCAGTATCCCTATCAGAGGTTAAACCCCAACCATTGGATCCCGCTAATAAAAAAGCAAGATCATACAACAAAGTTCCATAACCTTGGCCGTCAAAGTCCGGTGCAGTATGAACTGCTCCAACTTGATAGGTCTCTGGGATACAGGGCTCGCGATTTGAAGCTGGGAAGATAAAAATTGAGCCAATATCTTTTTGGCCATTCAACAACTCTTCCATGTTGACTTCTCCACCTGGTGGTATAAAAAAAGCATCTGGATCAATTGTATACAATACGATCCTGTTATTTGTACCAGTAGGACCCATTGTCTTGTGATATAAATATATGTCGTCACCTTCGGGAGTTGTAGTGCGGTAGCCTCTATCTCCTTCAGCGAGGAACTTTCGCCAACTTTCCATTATAAGCTTGTGCTTACTCATATGTATATCTTCCATATAGATATGGTGCGAAAAGGTTATCATTTCTAATAGATCCCTTTTCAGCAGATTGAGGTACTTCACCAAGGTTGGTTGAAAACTCATTGTTTGGATCAAGCAAGTGCTCGTCTTCCATGCGGTCGTATGCTGTTGTCCCTTTTAAATAAGATTCTTCAGTATTCATCCATTCGGAGATTACCTTGAGTGCTACCTTGTTGACCTCTACTTCTGTAGATTCCATTAGCTTACCTTCGAGTGATCCATAGATGTTTCCACCTTGGATTGAATCATATTCCAAAACACCCTTGCTTCTCATAAACTCAAGAAGTCTTGCTTCAGCGCCGTATGTAAAATCAGAAATGGTTTCTTTTGCAAATGTAATAATCTTGCCGTCCTTCTGCTGTAAAACAATGTCGATATCTTTGTGGTCAAGAATCATAATATCGCCATTTATTGCAGAGCGGGTCATCAGCTTGAAGCTAATCTCGTCTTTCTGGACGATTTCTATTTTTACACCTTGTGGTTCTGGTGGAGCTTCCACCTCCTCTTCATCGGATACAATGTTGATATTAACTGACATCTCTCTTTACCTCCGCTAAAAGGTCTTGAATATAAAAAACTTCTTCGATTACAGCCTGTTTTAGAGGCTCTTTCGCATAACTATCCAGCTTTGCTTTAACTTTTTGAAAATTTTCGGTTAGGCCCTTATTGGTGCTCTCTATGATCTCGGTAGACACGGCCTCCTTGAGGCGTCCAATTTCATTATTTAGATAAACCTTTAAACCAAGACCATTGTCTGAATAAGAAGTGATAAAGTTTCCAAGCAATTCTTTTTGTTCTATTAATAATGAATGTTTATATGTGCTATTAAATCTGTCAACAAACATTTTGAACTCAAGTTTATCAATGTGCTTCATCTCTGTTAAGGTTTGCTCTTTGCGACCAAGGAGAGATACCATCTTGTCTTCAAGCATAATTCTTTTCTTAGCTCCAATGCTTGAGTCTTGAAGGAACAATCCAACAGTTGCTAAGTCTTTATAGTTTGGGACAAAGTTTGAGAATGCCTTACTACCAAGTGCTTTGTTGATCCTGTTAATCAAGGCAGTCTGCTCATTGAAAACTTCTTTGCGATCCATGTTGTCAAAGTCTTTTTTTGTCTCAATTAAAAATCGTTGAGAATAATCTTTTGACATTTCTTTACTTTCTAATAGCGAGTTGTAAAGATTTAGTTCTTGTCGCAACACTTTATTTGTGGAGAAAAACTCTTTTAGTATTGATTTAACAACGCTTTGCTGCACCTTGTCTTCTTTAATGATTGCCTTCGTTAATTCACGGATCAGACACTCGTAAAGAAAAGCGGTATTTCTTTTCTTATTATGCTTCATCTCTGTCTTCCTTTCTTGTTAATGATTCAATTAGCGATTTAATTTCGCCTTCTGCTTTAAATAGTTTAGCTTCTTCAAAATCGTTAGATTCTGTGACACCTCTTGCTAAAGAGTCCAGTCCACCAAACCCAACCTTACCGGGCCAGATTTTTCTATCGGTACCAATCTCACCAGAGGCGGTGTTGTTCATTTGTTTTTTCAGTCCGCCTTTCTTGTATGTAAGCTTGTGCTTTTTGTATGGGCCACGGGGTTTCGCATCATCATCTCGCTTTGCTGGCGGTTCAGCTAAGAGGTCCGGTTCGTCTCCGCTTGCGGCTGGAGCCGCATCATCTCCGCCCAGGTCTCCATCTAAGTCTCCGCCAAGATCTCCACCAGTGTCTCCTCCGAGGTCACCACCTAAGTCTCCTCCAAGGCCTCCGTCACCACCTTCTGGGGGTTGTCCTGCTGCCTCAAGTCCTGCCATAAACTTTCTATCGCTAAACATTTCTCTCTGCATTCGGAGATATTCGTCTTGGGAGAGACCAAGAAGGTTCTCAGAGATCCACCGACGAGAGAAGTATCCCTCTGTGGCAGCTCCAGCAATATCGAACTTGGTTTTCCAATGCTCAAGCTCTTGCATTTCAGCAATCTTCGATGGATTGTTTAGAGATAGTTTGAAATTAAGAAGATCGTCTCCACGATATCCAAGAGTGTAAAGATGAATAATTCCAATCTTTTCTAGCTCAGCCAAGATAACTCTTTGTAATCTCTGAATTGTTCTAGCAAAACGAACATCTTTCTGAGCCAACGTTGTCTTATCTTCTGTCGCACCATCTCCCATGGACAAGTATGATTGAGGAACTTTGAGGGCAGAGAACAATTTGTCTCGCAAGTACTTGACGTCTTCGATCTGTGCTGTAAACTGACCACCAGGAAGGTTAATGATCTCCGTAGAGGACTGTCCGCCTCTGATTGGGATAAAGTAATCCTCTTCAATTGAAAGAGGGTTGTAGCGCAAGTCTACTCGCCCTGTCTTATCATCGACAACTTGATGTCGCTTCATTTGTGTCATGACTTTTTGCATGTACTGCTCGACATCTTGTGGCGCGATTCCACCAACATCAATTTTAAATACTCGTCTCTCTGGGGATCGAGTAATTCGATATGCCATCATAGCATCTTCTAGGAGGGTAAGTTGTCTCCAGATCCGTCTAGCAGGCTCTAGTACGCTTGTTCCGTATGGAGCGTGTTTATCGTTGCCTAAGATTCTGAAATGTGCTATTTGCCAATTTTCTAACGTTAAGCCGGCACTATTCCATTGAAACTGAACGTAGTTTGGATTTGTTGGGTCTTCGCCCTCTAAGCGCTCAACTTGATCTGCTGGTAGACCGATACAGTTCTGGAGACCTTTCTCTTCGTCCAAGTCAAGATAGAGAAACATATCTCCATATTTACACATCGTTCTCGCCCAACCAAATAGGTTGTGTTCAATATTCATTATGTTATAATAGAGAGAGTGTAGTACATATTTAATTTCGTCATTCGGACACTTGATGTGGAGCACTGGGGTTAGCGATGAATGCGTCGTCATCTCATCGGCGTAAATATCAATGGATGATGCGATTTCTGGAGTGAACTCCATTTGGTCAAAGTCAACATATCTCTCGGCACGGTTACGATTGGTGATCATGTTCAGTGCCATGGAATTCATGGGGTTATATTCTGTCTTTTTAAATTGCTGACCCGAAGCTGTCTTGAACCTCTTCGAATACATGTCAAGATGCCTTCTTCGTAATTGACGGCCTGACTGTGTTCTTCGTTGGGTAATTGGGCCCGAGAACATTCTTGTTAGTGTTTTGAACAACGAGTTTTCATTGTTGTTCGGGTTTCTATGATTACGAGCCATACTTTATCCTTTATATATCCAGAAAAATTCTTTTGTTTTATCCATCTCCTCTTGGTGTTTTTCTTGAAATGTTTCTTTGTAAAAGTTTTGGCC